TTGTGTGGCGAGTTCTTTTCGTGCTTCTTCCAGTTTCTTCTTCATCGTGTCAACTGACTTGCCAGCTTTGGCGACTTCTTCTTCTGTGTCACCAACTGCTGAAATAACAACTGGGAGAACTTTGTTGCCTACCTTGTCAAAGACATCTACGAGCGTGCTTGCTGATGCGCTTGCATGGTCAAAGCCGAAAGCAAGACCGTCAAAGGTTTTCGCAAGTGCTTTGACATCAATCGCGTTACCAGTGAAAGCATCGCCAATTGCCTTGAATGCGTTGCTGAAATCTCCCTTGAGGAAATAGACCTGTGACTGCTGCAGCTTGACTGCCTTATAAAGAATGTTGACAAATTGCGCGACTGCCAGAGTTACGCCCTTGACCGTGTTGATGATGGCTGGACCGGCTTTGCCACTCTCAAAGATCAACTGCTGGAAGCCAGCGATCAGACCCTTTTGACCAATCACTGATGTGATGCGCTCGATTGCTGGAGCTACCTTCTGCACTAAGAAAGTCGCAAGCTTGTCAAGGTATGGGAGCATTGCTGCGCCAATCGTTTCAACAATTTCACCGAACTGTCCTTGAAGGATCTTGAGTTTTCCTTGGAAGGTATTTGCTGCAGTTGCAGCCGCTCCGCCAAACTGCTCTTTGAGCGCTTTAGTGAGAGCTGTCAGATCTTTAGTTTTGACCGCTGTCTTATCTAATGGCACACCAAGCTTCTGGAGTGCAGTCATGTTTCCGCCGGCTGCTTTGGCTAGCGCAAGGTTGACTGCGTCAAGGTCTTTGCCTGTTGCAGCAGAGATGTCCATTGACAGATTGAGCAGATCTTGTGCTTCTGTAGCGTCACCAGTTGCGCGAACTAACGTGGAGAGACCGTTTCTCAGGTCAGTGTCAGCGACTCCAGTGGCGAGCTGTGCTTTGCTGACGAAGCGCTCCATAGAAGACACCAGAGCGTCATTGGCATTGAGTGTTGATTTGAGTTGTCGCTCAAGTAAAGCCTGACTCTTTTGATCCTCAGCAGCAGCCTTGACCGCTTTGTAAATGAACGCCGACGCTGCGCCAATCCCAGCCATAGCGACACCGATCGCTGGAAGGCTTCCGCCTAGTCCTTTGACCTTGTCTTGTAATCCACCGAAAGATTTGCCCGCTGCTTTGACACCAGCGTCCGAGAAGTCTGTGATGATCGGGATCCTGATAGCCATTACTTGACTCCTTGTCTCGCTATTGCTTGCTCAAGCAATCGTTCTGTCTTCCAGACAAGTCCTTGCATTTCATGCTCAAGGATTGAGTCATAAGTTTCGGCAGTTGGGTACATATATCGAGATGCTCTTCCCCAGTTGAGGTTGAGATTCAAGATCAAAGTGTTGTTCCAGTCGTATTGAAACTCTCTGCCACCATAAACACGCTTTTGTTTTGTTCCGTCGCTTGCACTACCGCGTCCAGCCATATCAAAGATGGCGCCCCACGTGTCATTTTGTTGGAACACAAAAGCGCCAATGGTTTCATATTGGACGCCTTTGTCAAGATTTCGTTTTCTGGCTTTTCGTGTGTCAATTTTGACATTGATCTTGCGGTCAACTTGGGCACCGTACCAAGGTCCACCACGACGCCATTTACGCAGCATGCCAGACAATGGTGGATCATTAGGAGCTGCTTCACGTGCAGCTGCGACCATCGGCTTAGTGATGCGCTTGTAATCCTTTGTGATTTCTCGACGAAGATCTGGGGCAAGTTTGTTCAACTGCTTGAGGGTTTCTTTTATTCCTTGAACCTCAATAGATTGTCTTGCCATGTCATCACTTTCTGTTTCTTTCTTCTAACACAGTAGTGACAGTGAGTAGGTCGGCGGTGTCAAACTCTTCTGAGTAAAAGCGCGGAGCCCACGAAAGAGCAACTAGTAACTCTGCTAGGAGCCTTCTGTGAGTTCCGCTTGGGTAGGGTTTTCAATTTCCTCCGCGACCACATCTACCGAGATGAGCTTTGCAATGTATTTGTCAAACTCACTCGGCACCACGATCTTGGCTTGCTTGCAAGCTTCCCAAGCTAAGAATGCCAAGTCCTCGACTCCGACACCGTTCGCCATGTCTGATGCTTTACGCTTGAACCTTCGTTCCCATGCGACAAGTGTGACAAGGTTGGTTGTTACTTCGTATGGGTCTTTGCCTTCTTCTGTCACCTTTAGGTGCAGTTTCATTTATTCTCGCTTTCGTGTCGGACCGATGTGCGGTCAGTTATTAGCTTTCGTCAGAAGTATAAACACCGCCATTGAAGGTGATGCTTATTGTTCCTAATGCTCCCAGCGCGGTCACGATTGGTAGCGCAGCCAAGAATGTCCCCGTAAAAGTCAGACCCGGATTAGTTGCTGAGTCTGCACCGACGGTTGGCTTTACGACCACAGTCGTTGATGTGCCGACTAGTGATTTCAATGTTGCCCAAGTCTCGGTCGCTGCAAAGCTTGCGTAGAAGTCGAGTGTGACTGAGTGTGATCCGAGACCCGAGACATACTTGCGTGAGCTGTCACCGAAAGCGGTTGCTTCAAGTTGATCAAAGTTGATGTTGACAGTCGCGCCGGTGCACTGATCAGATAGATCTACTGCGTTGACGGTCACTACTGGGGACGAGAGATAAGTGCTGGTTGCCATGATTACTCCTTGGGTGCTTTCTTAGGTTTATTTTTAGCAGGTTTTTCTTCTTCTGTGGTTGATACCTCAGCGCGCACAATAAAGCCACCAGCCAAGAGCGCGTCAAGGTTGATGCCATCCTTTGGAATGAACGGCTCACCGATCACGCCAAGCTTCTCGGATGCGATTAGGTAGCTCATGCGGTCTGAGCCTGCACTTCAATTAGCATTTCGTATGCCGGCAGGACTACGCCACCGACATCAACGCTGGTCGGCGATCCTGATGTTGCTCCGACATTTGCGGTCATTACTGCTGCAGCCATGTTCAAGATGTTACCCAAAGCATCCGAGTTGCCCGGACCCATTGAGATGATCTGGACAGGGAATGTCATCTTTGCAATGTTGTAGTTCCACATTGTGAACGATGGTGCCGAAATGTACACACACGGGGGTCGCAAGTTTCGGGGATCCGTGACGATCGGCAAGGATGTTGCTGTCGCCAGTTTTGTTCCCAGCGCGCTCATCGCATTGTTGAAGAGGTCGGTGTAGTTGGAGACTGTCATGCGCAGGCTGGGCGATCAATGCCGAGTAGTTGTTTGATTTGACCGTTCATGCCGGGCACAGGTGACTGACCCATATCTTGGAAGCTTGAAAAAACATCCACGGATCCTCGAGCTTTATAGAGAGCAGCGCCATACATCACTGATCCGAGGAATACATCTTGCGATGGGACTGTGGTCAGTGAGTCAATGTATCCCGCTTCTTGCCTACGCCTGTAGCAGAATGCGTTAGCAGCTGCAGCACAAGTTGTCGTGAAGGTTTGATCTCCAGCTGTGGCAACTGTGATGCCGAGCCAGTCAAGGATGTTCTGACTTGTGGTCCACGTGCATGTCAGCGTGTATGCAACGGTGCCGGTCGCAGCAACACGAGTGACATCGCTTGCGGTCTTGGCATAAAGCACCTGATTTTGGATCGGCACATTGAAGTCATAGAGCAAGTCGCCGTCATCATCTGTGCCTATGTACAGATATTGGGGAAGTGCCCTGACTGTGTATGTGCCATTGAATGTTGCATCTACTGATGCAACAACGATGGACTCGCCGACTGCAATCTCCGATGGGGTAAGGAGTTGCAGTACGGCGTAGTTATCCAGCAGGTATTTATTGGTGACGCTGTATGTTGCCATGAGCGGAAGCTCCGCTCTCGACTAAGCCTGAGTGATTTTGCGAATCATTCCGCTGATTGCAGCGAAGGTTGAAACATAACCGTGGAAGCTCATGGTCTTGCCCAAAGTTGAAGGCGTGTCAACGCTCAACAATCCCTGAATGGACTCGTAGAACTCGTAAGCATCGCCTTGACCTTGACCTACGCGGGTGATGATCATGGTCTTTGCAGCAAAGTTGCTGTCAACTACAAGCTGTAAGCCGAGTGGATTGCCGTTCCATGATGCAGCACTTTGTGATCCAAGTGCGTTCATGCCGGACAAGCCGTTTGCAAGCAACGGGAATACTGGTCTTCCGTCTGTGCCGATGAGCTGTCCGAGCTGTGCCCAGACATCTACTGACACGAACATGTGTGTTGGCAACCAGTTACGACCAGAAGACACATCGTTTGCTGCGTCATAAACAGACTTGAGCAAGTCAGTTACGGTTCCATCCCAAACGCCTGACGAGTTTGCTGCGGCGAGCAAGTTGTCTGCAGCGAGGTTGTCAGATGTGATCATGTATTCGCCCATCAAGTCATTCAAGATCAAACCCATTGCTTCAGGTGACGTGAACGAAATGTCTTGTGAGGACAAACTCACCTGTCCAGCTAAAGTTGTTTTGCTGACCGAGTTGCTGGCAATGACCATTGTCGTTGCAGATACAGCTGACAATTCAGTGGACTGTGTTGCAACGCTGGTGTGAGTTGTAATTGTTGGACGAATGAAAGTCTTTGAGCGTCCGCCATCCGGATAAGCGCGAGCGCCGACAGCTTCAACTACAGGGCGCAAGAAATTTAGATCTTGTACCAATGGTCCGAGCACTGGAATTGGCAAGAGAC